GCGAAAACAACATCAGTAGAGCCTGTCACCATAGGGGCTGTCACAGAAACTGCTGACGTGATAGGACCCGTAACAGCTAACTTACCTGTCATGACTGTGGAAGGCGTATCCAATGTAACAGAGGAACTGGCCTTCACGGTTGCTTGTGTGCATGTGACATTCACATTAGCTGCAGTGTCTATGTCAATGTCTCCTGAAGGCTTCAAAGTAATCTTTTGGTTATTAGCCGTATTACGTATTACCATAGAGCCTGTATCATAACTCGGGATTGTGTTAGGACTAGAGTTAACTCCTATCATAGCAAAGGCGTCTGAGATATGATGTACTCTATGCTCCACTTGGCGCTGAACATTTCCGGCGTCAAACCAACCATCAATACAACGGTCTGCAAATATAAGCAGGCACTCATCTTTAGCTTTGATAGGCATAGTTAAATGAAAGCCCTGAACAGTAGGGAGTAGGATAGGTACATCCACGCACAGTGTGTAAGGCTCATCTTTACCATCTACAATGCGCATGATAGATATCTGCACTACAACCGTCTGAGCTGCAGAATCAAAAGACTGAATGATACCCGGCATAGCTCCCATAGAATTAAGTAGACCTGCTCTCACACCTGACTTGATAGCTTCTGCAATATAACTCATGATGTCGCCCCTAAAGTATTACATTCAATCTGAGTGATAAAATTACCTTCTCGATTGTCTAGGTCGTGCTGAACCTTAGATACAATGAACTCAGCACGAAAATTAGGCTTCTCTACGTCGTACTGATAGTCCCCAATACGGCCTTGCAAGCTTTCACTCTCTACTATGATAAGGTCGGCTGGTTTCAGTGAAGGTATACAAAGTGAAACCACCTTAAACTTAAGGCCTTTTTGCGTAGCCAGTTTAGTTGCGTCACTACCTGTATTTATCCACTCAGGGCTGCCTACCATTCCTGTACGTGCACTTATAATGCGTGAAGCTTGAACTCTTCCTTTGCCTCGTTGTACTATTATTAGTTTCTCGTCTTGAAACGACCAGTCAAAGTTATTAGCCTTACCTAATTCATCAAGAGCAGACTGCATATCTGTTGAGAAGGACTTCCCTCGAGGCAAAGCTTTAGACTCGTCTATGCCTATCACCTCTTCTATATTTATACCATTTATACTAGAGAAGTCCTTTAACATATCACCCAGCTTAAAGCCCTTTTCATAGGTCTTGTTTATCAAGGCTGTGTCTAAAGTCTCTACGCCATCTCCGCACTCCAGGAGTGTTATCCACTCTGTGCCTTCGTGTTTATGCGTAACCGAAACGACTGAGCCTACGAATATAGTATCAGTCTGCTCGGCATAGCCTCCTACAATACGAATCTTTTGGTACTTAGTGTTTAGGGCATCTCTTGTGCTGTGCTTTAGGTTAAAGATAGTTAACTGAGCATAGTCTTTCTCGCCTGTCTTTATGTCCTTAACGATAGTAGCTCTTATGGTAGTAGGTTCAGTTACTGTAATGGCTTGAGTGTCATCGCCTATTATAAGGCTTAAGCTACGTTTAAAGAGTTTCATTAGTCAGCCACCAACAACAAGCCACTAGGGTCTACTATAGGATTACTATCGGCATCAATCAAATAAGTAGGTTCAGCTACAGTGAACAATTTCTTAGGGTCAAGTTCATCTTCATCCAACACATACAAATAAAGGTCTTTCCAGCCTGTACTATCGGGGTCTTTAGCCTCGCCATTAGGTCCTGCTATGAACACCCCTTCTATACCAAACTTGGTTCCTGTGTCCACTCCACTTACCATACGCTCGCCTAAAGCTACCGTGTTACCTTCGGAGTCAAAAATGTCAGCGTACCAAGCGTCAGAGGATAATATGAAGTAGAAGATTACTCTCATCTCCTGACCTCTTACGTCTAAACTAAATCTTTGATAGGTCTCATCAGTGATTGCATATCTTGTCATTCTATTCTCCTAATTTGAAAAGAAGTCTGCGGCTCGTGCTAAGCCTGTTTTAGGTTTTACATTAGCGCCTACTTTTTTACCTTTTTGAGTTACATCAGCGTTTCGCGCCGGCGTATCTGCCTTACCTTTTGAAGGGTCTGCTGACTTGAATATACCCTTACCTTTGACTACTTCAAGCTCTGATATAAGTATTTGTTCTAGTGTCATATCAAAGAAGAGGGCTTTCGCTGTAGTATTATCTTGCACTACACTTAGACGAGTTATCATCATATTTTTGTATAGTGTTAGTTGGGAGTTAAAGTCTACAAAGAGGCCGCTTTGCTGTAGGGCTTTCAGTTCTCTCCACGCTAACTGTGAGCGCGTACCTGATTCATCTTCCTCATCTGCACTGCTGCTGTTTTCGTCAAACATACTTGAGACTCCGTCAACAGCTTTTTTAGCCAGGCCTGTTAAAGCAAAATCTACAATCTCGTTACTTGAAATATCAGAAATAACACCTGACAGATTGAACACAGTAGGATTAACTACGAAGTGGTCACTCATGTCAGCACCTTGCTCTACTGCATACTTAGTAACAGACAGAGTGGACTCATGACGCTCAGTTGTTACGGTGTCTATCTTGATTTCCACAGATTTGTCACTGCTTAGTAGCTTATACTCACGAGGGAAAAACAGCTGCCCCACCTGTCTCGCTAATCCTAAAGAAGGATTACCTGCTATATCTCCAATTTGGCTAAGTAAACTCATACTACATCCTTACTTATTAACTGTTTGTAGTGACGAGTTAGTGCTCTCGAACACTCTCTCTATCTCACGGCCTACTTCTTTAGCTATGTCCGCAGCATTTCCGGTTGCGTTTACAACTATATCCACTGCATTATTCACAGTGCTGTTTGGCGTATTAAAGCCTAGCGCCTGCTTACTCATATCAGCAATAGACGTCTGCCCAGCTATACCTGAGAAAACGTCCCCTGGTTGGATTAGCTCTGGAGCGCCGATGTCCATGCCGGGTATCTTATTCATTATACCTACCAAGCCACGTACCGATTTGATTACAAGGTTGATTGGCATAAGTAAGGCTTCAACTATCATTGAACCTAACTGACGCAGTCCTGCTATTGCATCTACTTTCCAGGTATCAAAGCTACCTACAAGACGGCCCATTGCAGAGTCTGCTCCGTTTATCCATCCTATTAAGTCTTCAAATATAGCTATCAAGGCCCCTATAAGTAAAAGGTTTCTCATTGTACGGAAGGCTTTGTTTAACATCTTCATACTAAAAGCAGAACGCTTAGCCGCAATGCCTATGAAGGCAATAGCTTGAGCTACTTTAATAATACCAAACACAACCCCGCCTGCAATAAGAATGCGTATAACACCACCTAGTCCGCCTAGGGCACCTACAACTACACTTATTACTCTACCTAGTGCACTGAAGATTGTCCATAGGCCTGAGACAAGTGAAGCTAATCCTTTGACGAACTCTTTAATGCCTGAGGCAATTACTTCTTTATTGGCAACAGCCCAATCTGTGAACTGAGCTACCATATCACTCATCACACCGCCTAGCTCACCGGCTATGAATTTAGCTAATGAGGACACGACTCTCATTAGGTCGTTTAGTCCGTTTGCAAACTTCAATGAGTTCTGGCGGCTTTCATCAGTCTGGAAGGTTAGTATCTTCTGTTTGCGTATGACATCATCGTACGTCAAGCCTTGTGCTCGTAGTGATGAGATTAACTTATTTGCCTCTCCCGACATAAGCATGTCAACTGCAGTAACAGCCTTCTGCTGGTCTTCCATAGCTAACGCTGCTTTAGTAATGGCTTCAAACTGTTTCTCAGGTGAAAGTCTTTCTAGGTCCTCGAAACGTAAGTTAAGTATACCTAAGGACTCTTCAAGTGTATTGAACTCGCCTAGGCCTTTCATCTCACCAATCTTATTACTGGTCTCTTCAATCAAATCAAGAAAATTCTCGGTAGTTCCACCTATCTTCTTCATTTCATTGCCGAATGCATCCATAGTGTCGCCGCTGACACCCATAGCATTTGCAAGGCGTTGCATTTCAGCCTCTTGAGTAGTAGTGAGTGCAGTGAAACCTATAATAGCTGTTCCAGCCATAGCTGCAAAAGAAGCCATACGCTTAAAAGCTCCTGAGATATCGGACACGCCTTTTTTTACGTTGTCAAAACTAGACTTGTCAACATCATATCCAACTTCATAAACTAAACGGTCAATTACACCCATCACTCACTCCTGTTACTTCTCTCTTCAACTTTCGCTTGAAGACTTATTGCTATGTGCATGTCTATCACATCATCTAGGTCATAGTACTCCTGCATCTCGCGAAGCGTAGCATAACCCTTAATAATAGGCATCCACACAAATAGGTCTAAGTCAATCTGACTTAGTTCCTCTTCTGTTATTACGCCTTCGCCTGAGCTGAGAAGGAAGCTTGGTTTGGCATTAACTTTCCCAAAAACTTCGAAAAGTTGTATTTAATACTCTCTGCTGTAATCATAGACATAAGATACAGCGCGTCACCCTCTTCACCTGATAGTGATTCTAAGTCGTCGATGTGGACTATCTTCTTACCTGCTACTATAACGTGGCCTGTAGTGATAATCTCACTAATGAACTTCATAACCTCTTCAGGAGTCTGACGTGTAAACAGTTCTTCAACTGCGCCTACAAGTACTTCAATCTGAGCTTCGTCACTCAGGCCTTCTCCAGCTGCTTTTGTAATCTCTTTGATTGAAGGAGCAAACATCTTTAGAGTAGTACCTAGTATAGTTCCCCCCTTAAGAGGGTTGAACTTGATAATCTCTACGTCTAGTCCTTCGATAGTAGTCTTAAAACTTTTCATTAGATTTCAGCTCCTATACCTTGAACGATATCTATATCCGTAGATAAGAAACGCCACTCAACAGCACTAAGACCTTCACCACGCTGGAACTTAGGCATACCTTCGATTACACACTTACGCGCTGTAACACGTGCATCATTACCAGTCTCAGTAACAATCAGTTCACCTGATACAATACCTCCAACTTCTGAAGCTGCAATCTTAGCTGAAAGAAAAGCGTTCTCTTCACAACCTTGAAGAAGCTTAAGTGTTACTACACCTGACTTGTCAGCCGTTTGTGCATAGACACCGTCTCCCTGGATACCGATTGTTTGTGTCATGGTAGGCTTATTGCGCTCTACCATAATAGCGTCGTCACCATCAGAAAAGCCCGAAAGGACTTTACCTAAGAATGTGACTGTTACATTTTGAGCTGAATAAGCTGTTACTTGACCTGCCATAATTTACTCTCCTAATCTAATTTCAGAGTACCGCTAACGGTAATCTCGTGAATTGCACCTGCTAAGCGTGCTTCAAATTCAATGTCTGGTGCAATACGAGCCGACTTGTCAACTGTACTAGCTAAGATGACAGCTGTATGCCATATCTTATATGCAGGCAGTAAATCACCTTCCTCATCAACACGTGTTGTTAAGAACCCGTTACGTACATACTGTTCTAATGAACCAGCTACTTCAGCTTCTAATAAGCCCATACCTTTTTCATTGTAAGGAATCTTAGTCGATACACGACTTAGTAATCCAAATACTCTAACACGAATTTCTTCAGTCAGTGCGTCTGTTCCAACAACTTCATCAATCCATGAACCTGCAGCTGTACGTCCTGCATCAATCATACGAATTGCCGCAGTAGTGAAAAGAACATTTCCGTTCTTATCTTGAATAGACTTAAGCTGTGCAGGGTCGATACTTTGTGTAGTTACGCCTTTCACATCTTTGAACTTAAGTGTCTTAAGTGTGTTAGTACCTCTGTATGAAGTAGTTGCTAAGATAGCAAAAGCTCCAGCATCGATATACTCACCAGTCTCTTTAGAGTAGAAAGTAAGTGTTCTGTCATAACCTTTAGCTTGTAGTGCAGACATAATGTCTGTAGTATCAGCAGGCACTAAACAATTAACATCATTGGAAATGTTAAAGAAGATACGCTCATTTGATTCCACCCAAGCTGCAATAGGGTCAATTTTTAATACATCGTCACGTGCGGCGGCTTCTACTGTTACACAATAAAAGTCTGGGTCGATAACTGTCATTGCGTCAAGCGCATCAACATAAGTTTCTAAGGCATCGGCATCAACCTGACCTATAAAATATTGTGTAGGTGCCGGCGACTGTGAAAAGTAAGCTTGCGCACTTAAGTAAGGTTCATCTGTAGATGCATAATCAGCAGCGACGCCTGCTAGCGAGCTGTACAATTTAATACGTTCTGTAATACCGCCTGTAACTGAAGTAAGAAAAACAACTGCTCCAAATCCCTTTTGAGACGGAGAACGTGTTTCACGTACAATGTTAACTTTGATACCAGCATCGGTAATAGTTAAAGCCATGTTAATTCCTTTTTTATTATTATACCACTTTATTCCGTGATAGTTTCTTCAACGAGATATTTTCCACCTTCAATATCTCCTTTTACTGTAACTGTACCTATAGTTGTGTCTTCAAGACCGTAAATAAAGGCAAAGTTAATTGACAAATCGAACTGAGCGCGATGACGATACTTGCCGTCCTGGATTGCTGATAAGTTCAAAGTGTCTCCATAGCCCACAAGGCCTATATTATTTTTCATAGCCGTCTCGTGAGCTTTTTCTCTCCACATCCCTGCTTTGATTTGCTCCGCAATAAACACTGCCTGATTATCAGAGTAAATATCTACTCCAATAGAAACGGTACCTCTGTATTTTACGAACTCATCATTCAGGTCACCTCCTGCTGCTTGATATGTTGTTTCGAGGCGTTTATCAGAGACGATTGCTTTTATGTCTAAAGCAACAAAATCTCCGTCGGCTTCTACTCCGTTATCGTAATCAAATACAACTTCTGTTATGCCTGCATCTGTACATAGAGGCAGAAGATAGTCGTAAAGACTATCTGTTAATCGTTTATGTAAACTCACAGTTTGCCTCCTTCTACTTTATAGGTAATTTGTCTGACTAGATGACCTGTATCAACCATAGGCTGATTACCGCCTTTAGCTCTGGCTGTGCTCTCCGCATTGGCGTGCATACCAATAGTGTTGTTTTCAATGTTCTTTTGAACCTTCACCACACCCTGACGGCCTAGTTCAGTCATGGCTACATTAACAAAGTTAGTGTTGCCTTTCTTATATACTTTAAGTATCTTTTTAGTCTTATCTAAATAAAAGGTTTTGTCTTTAAGTATTGCTGAGCTCAAGAAGCGTCTTGGTTTTACATTAGCTCTTGCGTTCCCATACTCCCCTGAGACAGCTACCATAAGAATTGAAGTCCCGTCTGCATAGTCTTGGGCATCAGCTTGTAGGCCTATTGTGACATGCTTTTTGGCTTTGTCCAAGCCTTTAAAATGCATTTCAAGTCCCTTACCGTTTGTTGATTTGGACTTATTGATTTTCATACCCATTATGGGAGCCTGTGTAAACCTACACTACCAATTCCACCGAAGGAGGTTAGGCTAGCTAAGTATTGACTTCCATAAGCATCGCATGAGCTGGTATCTTCAATTGAGCCTGCTCCTCTATATGTAATAGATACGTCGCCGACAGATTTGCTGGCTACGTTTTTACCTTTTGAAAGTGTACTTGAAGCTGCGTTGTGTGTAATCCAACACGCCATGCGTAACTTTAAGTCCTCAGGAATCTCAGTTGCTCCTACACCTTCAATATCAATACGAGGCCAGTCCATACTAGATACAACTATGCTTGTGTTCTGTGTACCTAGCCAATCTAACTTATTCATAGCCTTAGTAGCGGCTTTAATCAAAGCCTCTTTAACAAGGTCAGTTTGTGAAGACCAAAAAGTGTTCTTGTATAAGGCTCCTACTTCTGTCATAGCAGAGTCCATACCTGCTATGTCAGTGTAAGCGTTATATCCCGCTGATGTATACAGTATATCTAATGCCATTGCTTATCCTTATACTTTATAAACAGACACAGCTACACAAGGCGCAGTGCCCCAACCGTCCGCTGATGTATGAGCAAACAGTCCTCCTGAGTCGTTTCCGTTGCTGTCTCGGATAATCTGAGCGGTGAGTATGTCTCCCGCGACTGCATTAAATATAAATGAGCTAGAATCCCAAGGTATTAAAACATCTGCATTATCTACTTTAGTGGCGTAAGCAGGGCCTATTTGAGTCCCGTTCTTTAAAAAACGAAACATGAGAATAGAAACCCCTGCCCCTCCTACTCTTCCGTAATGAGCGCGAAAATTGACAATATACTTATCCTCCGTATTAAACGTGATAGCCCCTGTAGCGTCTATCATGACAGGGTCAGAGCTTGTACCTTGGGCAGCTCCAAGTGTAATCTGTAAGGGTACGCCTAATCCCGTGGGTTCTTGTGAAGCGTCTAGGCTAGTTGCATTAAGTACAATAGTATGTCCATCTTCTAAATCAAAAAGGCGTGCATCAAGAGGGTCTGTTACTGCAGCTATAGCAGTTTGAACCTCGTCCAGTTCCTGTAGAGAATCTCCAGGGTTAGTACCGCCCTTTTTCACATCATTTACTTCGCCCGATTCTAAATACTCATTAATATTTCTAGTTGCCATAGTTTTCCTTTATATGCGTACTGCCATTATCTTATGGTAATTACCTAATGAAGCCCAATTTGCTACAGTAAGTACCTTGAACTGGTGCCCGTCGTAAGTGATAATATCTGCTTCAGTGCCTGCTACCTTGTCAGCTGTTTTGAATCTGTGCTCAGAGTAGAACTTTTTGTAGACTGAAGTGGAATCACCTTGAGCATTTAGTGTATTTATATCTTCATTTGAAGCAGGTTGTACAACGGCCTCTACGGTTACTGTCGCTGTAACTCCAGGGACCCAATGCCCTTTGTCTCTTGTGCCGGGCGAAGAGACTGTAACTGCGCTAGGCTCTAGTAAATCGTCGAATGCGTCTGATATGTCAAGTAGGCTCATGTGTGTTTCCTTATAGTTCAGTTAGTTAGCCCGAGGGCTAACATGCTCAACTATGCTACTTTAGCATGTAGAGCTGCAAACGGAACACGCTTACGTACTGTATTACGTGTCCAGTTAGCTGCAAGTTCAAACTCCGTGTTTGTAGGGGATACGCTTGCTACTGAAGCATTCGTAAATGAGAAACCATATGGGTGAAGTGAATAGTTACGACGTGTCCATAGGTTCTCTGAACCTGCACCGTTACCAGTACCAGCTACACGCTCAACTTCTTCAGGCATCTTAGGCGCACCTGTACCCCAACCGAACATACCACCACCTACGATATAAGATGTATATACACCTGCGGCCGGAGAGTCAACTGCGTCAGTAACAACAAGACGAAGACCTGAAAGCTCTTCGTAAAGGAAGTCACCTGTGTTAGGGTCAAACACTGAATTTGTTACGCCGTCTTTTTTCAGTTTGTTGCGAATTGCAGAGTGGCAAATCATTACATCAAATACGTCTTGTGCGTCGCCAGCTGTTTGCTGAGTATCAAGAATCATACCTATATCAATGATAGCCGCTGATTGGTCATTAACCATATCACTTGCGTTGTTTGCAACATTATCTGCAATGATACCTTTTACCATTGAAAGAACATTTAAGTCATACTGACGAGCCCAGTAAGCGCCTACACGTCCTGCGATTACAGGCATTGGGTCACCAGTTGCTGATAGGTTAGCTGTAATGTTTTTAGCTCCCCATGAACGGTTACGATATTGTCCAACTGCTTGGTCAGTACCGGTAGTGATACCATCTACGCCTGCTACAGTGTTAGAGTCATCTGAGATGCGCCCTTCATTGTCGTCAAGGTCATTGAAGTAGTCAAACTTGAAAGTTGAACCTACGTCAGCCATCATTTTTGCTTGAAGTTCAGCGTCAGGAACGATTACGTTACTCTGCCAGAACACAGACTTACGGATTGACTCTCTAAGAGCTTCACGTGCGAATTGGTCGTTTTGAATAAGGTCAGTTAATACAACTGCTGCCATTATGTATCCTTTTTTATTTGGTTTGATTGATTAGTCATTGTACAACAAAGACCTTCTTGCAAGTTCAACCTGCGAATGTCAAATTATACCTTAAAATAAATGAAAAAGCAACACAAAAGTGAAATTTAGGGGAAGAATGTAGAGGCCGCTCGGCCTCTGGTGGGTTAACCTATATGAACCATAGGGTTGTCTAAGTCGTACTTTTTAACAAGTGCGTCATGTAGTTCTTTGTTCTTACCTTGCAGTTCAGTCTGCTTAGCTGCGTTGTAATCAGCACCTTTTGGATTGTAATACTTTTCATAAGTGGCTGCATCAGCTGCACCTTCTCCACCTGAACCGTCTCCACCTCCGCCTGAACCGCTTGAGTTACGTCCTTTAAGGATAGGAGCATATAAAGAGTTATTTTTGAACTCTTCAGATAACTGCTCAAGTGTCATAGCTGAAGCATTACCGTTTGTGTCTTTAACAACTACAGTAAACACTCCGTCTTTTTCTTCTACACTTAGGCGTGAAGTAATATGCGGTGCGATAAGAGCTGAACGCTCTCCGGCTAGCTCAACAGCAAGATTGGTAATGGAAGTTTGAAGTGTTGTGCTTTTCACGCTATCAAGTAGTGCTTTAGCTCTGTTTTCTTTTTCTTCAAGCTTCGCATTCCACTCTGCCTCTTTAGAAGCTAGTAACTCTTCAAATTGTTTGTTGTCCAAAAGGCCTTGATTCTTACGTTCATTCTCTGCTGCTTCTAAAGCCTCAAGTCTTTCCTGTAATTTAATCTTCTCGCCTTTAAGGTCATAGTTGTTTTGCTTTAGACCTTCAATATCGCCCATACCTTCAATAACCACATCTAGTTTAAATGTGCCATCCGCTTGCTCTGTGTAGAGCCCTCTATATTTCTCTTCTACGTCGTTCAACGACGCAATCAATTTCTTAAGCATCCAATGCTCCTTGTTTTTAATATAACATAATTATAGGGTAATAATACTGAAGTCGAGCTTAGAGTAAGTCTGCTCGTTCGGCTGCTTTAGCATTCTTAACTTTTAGTTCTTTCAGTGTGAGGGGTGTGATAGCTACATCGTTGAAACGTTCTATCTTTAATTTGCCTTCGGTATATAACTTGTAACGCCCAGGTCCCATTGCTTCTTTAAGTTCCTTAGGGTTGTTCTTAGCCCAACTCTGTAGTGTCTCCACTGGCTCATTTTTAGAGGGGTTTTTATACAGAGGCTGCGTAGTCGAACGGCAGTTAGGATGAGCAGGAGGTAAAGGTTTAAATCCCGAACGGTTATAATAGTATTTAGTCCCGTTGAGCTGCATACATACTGTGGACGTTCTGCCGTCAAGCGTACTTACCCATTGGTATCCTATTATCTCAGGGTCCTGCTCTCTAGCTTGTTCCTTGCCTACTTCAACACCTATCTTACTCGCTGTCCTTGCGTTGACTCCAGCTGAACGAGATATAGTACTTAAAAGGCCATCTTGGAACTTAGCTTGGCGTGTACCTATTAAGGCTTGTTGGATATCTTTGTCTAAAAGATTTTGAGATGATAAACGTCTGAACTCTCTACTAATAAGATTCACTCCACCTGTTCTCATGTTCTTCGTACTCTCTTTGATACTACCTAAAGGCCCTAAGGCTTTGTTGACTTGAGTTACTAATTTAGTCTTATCTGCAGCATTAAGCTCAGCAAATTCAACAGCTACGGTATGAATCAATGAAGAAGTAGTTAAAAGCTCAAGGTTTGCAAGCTCAACTAAGTGGCGATTAATCGCTGCCGCGGTTGACCAGCCTGAGAAAGCTTTCTGTACAGCTAGTATAAGTCTTTCTAAAGTGTCTTGTTGGATGAGGTTAGCTTCAGTCTCTACAGCTCGTTGTGTAGAGACAAATTCTGAAACAGGCATTATTCAGTTACTTCGCCTGGTAGGCTAGAAGGTAAGTCTGAGCTGACATTGAAAGGGTCTGTCTCGCCGAGTTCAGCTACGACAGCAGCTACGTCTTTGTCCTCATCCACTAAGCCTACTTGCTGTAAGTAATTAGTGAACGATTCTTTAGTGTAGTTCCCTGAAGTCACAGCTGTATTTAGAGCTCCTATTAATCCTGCATCTGGTGCTGGGTCAAGATACTCTTTGTTCAATTGGATATCAAAGTCAGCAGGCAATTCTACACCCATGAAAAGACCGATATCACGCATAGCTGATTCTAGTCCCGCTTCAACGTTCTTAGCAATAGAAGCTAATATACTTGTCTCTGAACTGTGGCGAATCTTAAGCGTGTTCTCTGTCTCAGCCGAGTTCTTTTGGTCTCCGGACTTGAGCTTAGCCCCTTGGTCAATCATAGACTTCTCAAGCTGAGCTAATGTCTTAAAGTGTATTCCACCTGCGTCGGGAGCTTGAAGAACAGAAGCAGCTGCTGCGTCGCCTTCCATAACTAATGCTTGGCGTGCTCCTACAGTGAACGTAACTCCCTCGTCTTTTGCTTTTTTAGTGAAGCCGTTTGGAGCTCCAGTGATTGCAAGCATAGGGTGTCCCATATACGTTTGTACATGATTAAGCTCAGCCCATGTTTGGTAGTGCTTAATATTAGAGTTAGCAATTCCAATGATTGGAGGCTCGTCAGGGTCACTAGTGTTACTAATGGCGCCTATAAAATAGAACGGAATATGGTCAAGAGTAGTTCCATTAGCCTGAGGTATGAACTCATCAAAAAGAAGATGGTCCTCATCTGCATATACTCTTACTTTATATATACCGTCCTCTAATACAAGCTCTCTATAACGATGCTTAGGTTCATTAAGGTCATTGTACCAAATCTCTCTAAGCGTAACCATTGAAAGAGTCTTAATACCTCCACGACGAACTGTCTTCCAGTTTATAATGTCCAAAGTATTGTAAACTTCCATATAGGCAAAGTTCTCAGTGTCTTGTTCTTGCGTAGGGTCATCCGTTGTAGGATAGTCTATGAAAAGTCCCACACGCCCATAGCTAGACACATCTTTAACTATGTCTCTTGCTGTAGTTTCGAGGTCGATGTACTCAAGCTTATCTGGGTTTTTAGATACAATCATATCCGCACGGAATACAGCTGATACTAAATCTTCTGAAGCCTGTAATGTATAGTTAGTGAAGTGCGCTCCAGCTAAGTAAACACCATACTCGGCTATGAACTCTTCTGACTTGCGGTCAAGTGAGTCAGAGTACAAAGGGAAAGGAAGGTATGTCTCTTTGGCTTCTTTGATAGCGTCTTCACCAAGCAGGCACGTATTAATACGCATCCACTTTGCTTCAGACTTACCATAAAGAGCGTGAGTTGCTTTAATGTCAGCTGGCATTATTCGCCTTTAAATAAGCCCTTAGACTTAAGATACGTATCAGAATAATTTTCATCCTGTGTGAAGTCCGTAGCGTCCATTTTACAAAAAAGACCCTTACACTCTTTGCGTTCTTTAGGCTTTTCAGCTTCGTCCTCAACTACTGTTTCAGTAGTTGGAGTTACAAGCTCTTCTGGAATAGGTGTAGTGTCCACAGTTGGAGTTGTTTCGTCGCCATTGCCGGTTACCTCTTCAGTAGTAGTTACTTCTGCACCTGAAGCATCATCTGCTCCAACATTTTCTGTAGTAGTACCTTCATCAATAGGTACAACCGGAGTTGTCACTTCTTCAGTAGTCTCCGGTTCTTTTGGTGTAGTAGTTTTCTTTTTTGCAGTCGCCATAGTAGCTCTCCTAAGTTTTAATTTTTCAATTATAATGCAAGTGAACTGAGAAAGACATTAAAGTGTTTTCTTCAATCCTTTATGGAAGACCTCTATCACTGTAGCTGAGCTCCCATACTCGTCTATAAATATCTCTAATTTCTCAAGCTCGACTTTAGTAAAGTAGTTCTCGGCCTCAAGCTCTATGTCTTCCTCAGTGATATTGTCTGGTACGTAAATCGTTTTAGAAAACCCGTTGATTGACCAGTCGACATAAAAAGCGTGTAGCTCTTCATCAGGCTCTGCAAAGAGTTCGCATTCAGTTATTGTACCTAATTGAGGTTCGCTTGCGTCTATTAAATCGGTGTGTTTTACTATATACATTGTGTGTTCCTTTTGTTGTTATATGATATTATATAAGAACGTTCCTTAATATATACTTACAAACGTTCCTTATTATCAAAGACTACTTTTCTCAATGCGTCTTTAAGCGCATGTGAAACTATTCGGCTTTCTGCTAATATCTCTTTAGAGATTCCGTCGTATGTCTGCTTCAAAGTGAATCTGCATAGTATCTCTATCAGGGTAGGGCCAAACATAAGCGTAAGAGACTCCTCTTCAGCAAAAGCTAAAGTCTCCACTGCATCAAATATGGCTATGCGCATATTCTTATCTTTATACTGCTCTACTACAGAGCTCCAGGCTGTGCTGCTCATCTCAACATAAGCAAAGTTCTGTGCCTTGCGTGTCTGACTATGTAGCTTTTGTTTAAGCGCAATGGTTGAGCCTTTTACCTTTTCACTTGGGTCTAATAGTGCGTCTATCATATAGAGTATGTAGCTCGCTGTTATGATTGCTTTCGCTTCTTGTGTTTTAGTCATCTTTTTCTCCTTGTATTAAGATTACATACGTAGCTAACATAAGAAGCAACGTACATACAAAAGCTATGCCTACTAACTCAGGTATAACGTCATAGTTCTTAATCATCTTATTTCCTTTATTGTAGGGTCTTTCATTTTAATATATAAGTTTAAGGCATCTCGCCCATCTAAGTACTCTTCAAGCGTTCCGTATGTATCTAGCCATACCAGTTCAAGTCTCATGTTCCAGTAGCCTCTATCTCGCCACAAGGGCCCTCTGTAGAGCTTAGGCCGTCCTAACGGCTTGTTACACTCGGCTATTAGCTCCTTTAAGGACATATGTTCGGTTACTTCTCCCATATCAACTCTCCTGAATTAGCGTCCATAACATAGACAACTTCATCTATAATCTCAAATGTGTGAGGCTGCAAGAAATCCTTAAGCTCCTCAGCTTGGTCTTCTATAGGATAGCTATCAGCAGTCATCTCTACGTTGAAGAACCAATCCTGCCCTACAGGTATATCTGTCCTGCATCCTATAAATAAGTCGTACATTATCTTTCCTTCTCCATTTTAAGTAGCCGCTTTAGTCTATAGAACTTGCGCAGCTTTTTCATAAGTATATAAACTTTTAGTACTACTATTTGCTTCCTGTCTAGAGGGTGCATCTTCTCTCCTTTCGGACTTTGTCACCATTACGGCGTACAACAGCTTAATGATAGTGTGTATAGGTACCTTATATTTAGCCTCCAGCATATGTAGAGGTATGTTAGCTTTGTAGTCCTGTACCAGACCTATTAAGTTAGTCATAATATATCCTTTATGAACATATTATAATATAGTCCGCCTTACGTAGTTCTGAAGACTCATCAAACAATTATCTAAAGTTTATATATATAAGCTAATAATTAACTAAACTTTGACTTAGGTCGAAAGTCCGTGTACTGTATGTTTGAACGCTGTCTATGTAATGATACCCTAAACCCACGTATCATTACATACAAGCTAGCTTTGGTAGTAGAATGTAGGCTTGCTTACCGGCATAATAGTATTGACTAAATAACCCCAAGCATCATTGTGGTCATCTACAGTCCCAGCTCCCGGGAACTTCTCAGGCATCTCGGTCTTATCATAAGCCTGACGTTCTAACGCGTTCGTAAGGTCGGGGCATTTTTCAGTATCAACCCAAAGCTTCTTATGTCTGAAGCCGTTATCAACTGCAAGTACTCTGTCTCTAATACGGGGGTTAGCTCGAGGACCCATATTGACTAGCCCGTAGTCCTCTAATATTTGTATATCAGATACACTAGCGTTTGTAGTCCCTTTATTACCCGAGGCATCAGGATAGATGAACACGTGATGGTCTTTGTAGGTGCTAGCTATCCAGCTACCGACATCATGTGTGTCTTTACCTAAATACTCGTTGATAGCGAACAGTTCATCGCCTATCTCAACAGCAACCTTGACAGCACAACCGCCGATGTTAAAGTCAATCCCAACATGGATGTCTTCTCCACCATCTAAAGTAACTGAAGCGTGATTGACAGCTCTATCGAATGACGGATATACTGTGTTCCCTTGAAGGTTAACGAACAGCCCTTCTATATAGGCCTTAACTAAGTTAGCTGGGTACATTTCATAAAGGCTATCTACATAATCCTGAGGAAGGAATATATTGTCAGTGGTCTTCGCTCTGATTAGTCTGCCACGTTCCTCTTCTTCGAAGATTCTATGCGCAGCTCCAAAGCCCTCTGGAGTCGTTGTGATGATGAACTGTCTTACCTCTCCAGCTCTTAGACGTCCTAATAACTTAAGGAATGCTTGATATGCTATATCCTCTTTGGTAGTGTCGAACTCATCAGCGATTACCCAGGCAGCATTGATACCAATTAAGCGGTCATAACGTTCCATTGATTTACATATGATACGTGTTGTCTGCCCTTCTAGCTCTACATAGAAGATGTTTTCTGACGACTTGAATATGTATTGAAGGCCTGCTTGTTGTAACGCTGCATGCATTTCAGGGATAAGTATCTGCCCTAGTAGAGGGAAGTTAGGCTCAGTAATGATACCATCACAACCTGGATTAAGTGAAGCCAGTTGAAGTGCCTTACGTGCAACGATGAAAGTCTTACCTGCTCCATAGCCGGATATAAGCCCTATAACTTTGGAGTGTGTATCTTCCATAAGAGCTATCTGGTGAGGCAGAAGAGCTAAGTCAAGTACTGTGTCCTCTTCTTCATCCTCAGGGTCAAACACATAGGCATCTGTAGATAGGCGCAGTTCTAAATTAGAGTAGTGAGTGTTGTTCGCTGGTTTGTAATCTTCTCCGTTACTTGTTGCGATAAATCTCTCTAAATTTCCCTCTATATCTCCAAGTAAATACTCGGCAGTGAGATAGCTTATACTGATATCATCTTCTCGAGGTTGACTCACGCTAAGCATTTTTGCCATCCTCTTGGCGTTCTACTACAAAGCCTATCTCTTGGTCCTCTTCAGTAGCAACAACCATCCTATGTACTAGTCCGCAGTCGCAGCACTTAAACAAAAACACTTCGTTAGAGTCCATAGTAATAGGCTCACCGTCAATCAGTTGTTCAAATCCGTCTTCTCTTGTATTAGTCATTTTTGACATCCTCTTTGGTAGCGGCTCGATAAGCTACTGTTTTCACAGATGAAGATTCGGAGTGTTCATTCGATTCAGGGTTATCGGCATAGCCATATTGGTTCTTAAGTGTGAACTTAGCAGCCCCTTCTTTGAGTACTCCTGAGTTCATGCCGTCTACTAAATGACCTTCTATTGCGGAGTCTATGAACTCCTTAAGGTTAACGTCTTTACGTACCTGCCTCTTTATCTCGGCAATAAGCCATCCAGGATATCCAATCTTTAACGCCAGATAGCTGAAGAAGCCGGGCTTAGATATAGACAGCGTACTCTTAGCACCTGCGTATTTAATGAACAGTTTCATAATATTATCATGGTCGGGTGCGTAATATGACACGGAGGCTCCTTATTAATAACGGTATTATATCATAATAGGGAGGACCATATCAACGTGTCATTAGTAATGCTCGAGGAAAACAACCACATAGGTGAACTGTTCTGTAGCAGGCCTGTATGTCTTACTAATGATTTCAATTAAGCCATAGCCGTCTAGGTCTATTCTATCGCGGACGTTTAGTACAGGCAGCTCTATCACTTCAATGATAATCTCCTCGTTCAGTCCTTTCAAAGTTGCACTTATCATCTGTTCTCCTTTGCATATTCGGCTGCTTTTACTTGTTCCTGTTCGCAATCAGGACACTCATAGTCTTCAGGCTGTTCAACTGCCCATATAACGTGTCCGCAATGCTCACACTCCTTTCTTGTTTTAAATGCCGTCTCATTTCCCTTCTATATCTCTTTTTGCCTCTATTCTGAACAGTATTAGTCCTGTTGAGGTTGTATAAAATTGAGACACTTCCGTCTCTTCATTTTCCGAGAATGTGCTGTTAAAGTCTATACCTGTAAAATTAAACATACCTCCTACAACCGCTCTGATGGCTCTATCCACCGGACTATGCCAGTCTTCGAATTTACATACTTTAGAAGTTTTGTTTTTGTAGGTGGCTCTTACGCCTGTATTTGTTCTTTTAATTTCTACTATCATTGTGTGTCCTTTTATTTAATATGTTCTAATTATACCCTATCCGACCTGTCATATAGCTGAAGAGATTAGGCAGAAATAGCGCGGCATTCCAATTAGTTGTGTTGATTTGAAAGCAGCACTGGGGAGCGAACGAGACCCGACCCTCTTAAGCCTCCTCAGATTCGCCTCCGCATACGC